TATCAAAGATGATAGTAACTACCTGACTCATTGTATTAATCAAGCAAGCGCAGCATCGAAATGGTTTCTGGAAAACAAAACACCTAGACCTATGAAAGAGGTGCTTAAGAAATCATTTGATAAAGTGTTAAAGCATATAGATTAAATAAATCTATTGTGAATTAATGTGGATTATGTTAATAATATTATAAGGAGATAAACATGACTAAAGAAATACCTGATGTTGATACATCATTTCGTACTAACATACGAAACCAAATAATAAAAGCTATTAAAAGACAGCACCCTAATGTTGAAATATCATTTGATGATAGTGATGAGAAATATATTAAGTTTATTACTGATCAGATAATGATGAGTCAACACCCAGAACTAACTGAAGAACAAAGAAAGTTTATGATTACATATACATTACAACATGCAGTTAATAAACTTATTGAAGATAGTTTAGTCCAAGCATACGGAGGTACAGATGGCAATACCAACTGATTTAAATGTAATTAAATTTCCTACACCTACAAGGAAGAACGATCCATCTACATCTAAGAATACTTGGACCAATACTAAAGACTATAAGATACTACATGCTTTAACTAAAAGTTTAAATACTGGTGGTACATTCTCAGAGATAGCAAAGTATACCGGTATTAAAGAAGTATCAATAAGCTCCAGGCTTAAAGCATTTAGAGATAAAGGTTGGGTATACATTAAGTTTGATGAACACGGTAACCCAGATAAAAGGAAAAGTATTACAAGTAATTGTAATAACACTATACATTTCCTTAGTACTGAGGGTTTACAATTAGTTAGAAGCGAGGAGGACAATGCAACACAGTAGCTTAGACTTAGACTTATACGAAATTAAAAAGCGTTACCAATGGGCAAAGAAACATTTGCAAGACGCTAAGTATATGGAACAAAAGAATTTTTTTAAGAAGGAGATTAATGCATGTGCTTTTGCAGCAGAACAAAAGCATAATGTAGATATAAGAAACATATAGAATTTATATAATGGGTGGGATAGCAATACTGATGAGCGGAGTTACAAATACTAGGATGAGTAACCAAAAATCAGACGAAGAAAATTAAGTTGAAAGAAAGAGGCTAGACTTAAATGCGCAGCCTCTCATTACTTATGAGTATCTTCAGCGTGTCGCACACGAACCAACATTATATGATAAAGTCGTGATGAGTATTACGCACAGAGGCGGTATGATAAGTGCTGTGAAAATCATATCCAAGTATCGTTAGACTGCACACTTGATTGAATGTAATGCAAGTCAATCAAAGTAGGTAAACCATCGCATGGTGTAACCATAACATGGGAAACCCTTAGTTAGAAAGGCCTCACGAACTGCTTAGTATACTCATTACGCAACCAAACAAAAGGAGATTAATATGGTAATGCGTTATAATAAAGATGGTCTTGAGTACATACCAACAGATAAAACAATCGAAGAAGTTTTAGACAAAGAAAACTCTGATGAGTTTGATGTAGGATATTACTTAGGATTTCAAGATGGGCAAAAGTTTTTTGCTAAACAATTAAAAGGAGATTAATATGTACAGTCAAGAATGGATTAGAGAACAAGTCAATCATGAGTTTGCTTCTATGGGTAGAAAAATTAGAACACGAAGTAGAATGGCAGTAGAACATTCTATTGAAATATTACAAACCAGAGGTGGATTCATTGGACCTTATTCTTATCAAGTCAATGAGGAATATTACTATGATGTAATAATGACAATGCGTAAATATTTATGTAGCAGAAATGACGCAGCTGCAATTATTATTAACAGATTATATATGGAGAAACACGAATGGCAAAAGAAAAACATTATGTAGATGAGGCGATGGACCAGATGATGGACGCATTAGCTGAACAAGCAGAAACAGAAAGAGAAAGACAGATAGCTATTCAAGCTGGTATCTGTATGTACTGTGGAACATCAGCTAAAGGTGGACAATGCTTAGATGATTTTGGTGGACCATTATATAAATGTTGGTTGAAAAAAATACCTTAATGTCAAGATAGTAATTAGTATTTTATCTTAGGATAATTCCTCTAACAGATAGTTGGAGGGCATTATGTCTACGGATTGAAAGCTATTAGTATGTAATTTAGTATTCATTATATACACTATCACATTGAATTTGATGGGCGAACCTATGCCCATGCAAATCGTTCACGGTCGTAGGACTGTGAGGCGTATCGTTGTCACTACATCTGAACAAGATGCTAGTGATTTTATTAATGTCATATAAAGGAGAAATAACATGGCAAAAAAATTTAATGTAAGAGTAAAAGATAGGGAACGAATAGAATCAAGAGTTAAAGAAGCTGTTCGTAAACATTTTCTAAAGCTAATAGAAAGTGATAAACTTGTTATCAATAAGCTAAGAGATTTAAATCTTAGGAAAGATAAAGTTAAACAACAAAGAGAAAAACTTTATCAAATAGAAGAAGCAATAGATGCTGATGCTAAAGAGTTTGGCGAATGGTTAAAAGATACTGAATATGGAGAATCTTATTCTGTTGAAAACAGTAGATATAATTCTGAGGGTAAGATTAAAGTTGATTGGCATAACTATAAGCTATGGTCATTAGTACATGATACTACTATGTTTAGAGCAGAGGATGATCCAGCTGTTACATCATTAGGTATGCTAGAAGAAAAAGTATTACAAAATGTAATAGAAAAACTTTCTTGATTTAATAACGAAAGCACCTATGCTATACTGTTATGGCAGATAAGAATGAATGGATAGCATCAAGGTCTAATCGTGTAGGTTACAAACCATCATGGTATTGGGAACTGATATATCAATTCAAACTAAGGAGAGAGAGTTTGAATATATCTCAATTAGAATTGGATCAACGCATGGGTAATGCCGATGGGTTGGTAGGTAAATGGGAATGTGGTATTAGAAGTCCAGGTGCTTTCAATTTAACTTCATGGGCTATGGCCCTTGACTGTGATATTAAATTGGAGACTACTAATGAAAGTATACAAACAGAAAGACCTCATTAAACTTAAACTTATGGATGGATTTAAATTATTCTGGGAAGCATATCCAAATGCTCAAGGAATATTTCCAGCTATGACTGCGTATGTAAATGCGATAAGGGATGATGGCGCAAAAGAACAGGAGATAATAGATGGAGCAAGAGAGTACAGAAAATATGTCCAACAAAATAAAATCGAACAAAGATACATCAAGTACCCAAGTAACTGGTTACGAGAAGGACACTACTATAATAGATACGAAACCAATAGCACATCTGCAAACACCATTCAGCAAGGAATTGTTGACAGGGGTGCAATACAAAGCACAGATGGAAGTAAAGTCTTACAAATCCCAGAAAGAAATAAACGCAGCACTTGATGAATTGGATATAGACTTACAGTTTATGATAGATAGACTGCAACCTATTACATTAGAACAAATGTCTGAGTGTTTGTATCTATTGTTCTTAGTTAACAAGCATGTGTTACCAGATACAGAGCAAGAGAAGAAAGACTTCTATGCTGTGTACTCTAATGAATTAAAAATATTTCCAGCTGATGCTATTCAATATGCAGTATCTAAGATGGTTAAAGAATCTGAATACCCTAGCATAAAAAATATTAGGACACATGCTAACAAGATATACATTCCACGACTGGAAGTATTTGAGTTATTACAGCATGCTCATAAAAAAATTGCTGAACAATTAGAGGAGGAGTAAATGAGTACTCAAAAGAAAGAACTACAATACGCAGTTAAACAATACCTTAAGATTATGATGACAGCAATTCTATGTGGAATTGTATTGTTGAATGGTCTTGCATTTATTTTTGGAGTTTAAACATGACAATTAAAATATATAAATGTGCAACCTATACTGGTACGAGAGAAGAATACTATCAGGATAAGATAAGCAGTAGTGATGCAAGAGCAATAGCTAGTGGCGACTACTATGATTTAGAAAAACTTTGGGAACAAAAGATAGATCACCTCAAAGATGATTTGTCTAATGTATTCCCTGTTCAATTAGGATTAGCTACTGAATATTTCCATACGAGTTGGCTTAACAAACAGTTAACAAGAAACAATGTAATTGGTTACGGACATGAACATAAACTAATGTATGAACAAGCACATTGTGTTGTTGAATCTGATAGCCCGGCTCATCCATTTACATTAGCATCTACTATTGACATAGCTTATACACAAGAACCTATAGATTCAAAATTACTTAGGATTTTAAATCAAGATATTTTCTTAGTAGAACTTAAACATACTGGAGAGTACAGTAACTTAGATAAAGTAATTGAGAATTACTATGCACAGTTACAGCATCACATGTATGTCTGGGATGCAAAGGAGATAATGATCTCAGCTATCTTTGGAAACAAAAGACAACAGCATGACATAGTTAAAAGAGATGATAACTTTCTTGCAGACTACATGAAAAGAGCTATGGAATTAGGAGAATTAATCCATGACTATTGGCATGACCAAGCAAGGTTCTATGAAGATGGAGAGAAACCAAACAGAGATGAATGGTGGAAAGTATCACAAGAATTAGACTGGGTTACTGGTGTGCCAATAGAAAAAGATATTGTATGTGCAAGCGGTAAGGTGTATAATCTTAACGAATGTGCAGATTGGAATTGGGCTAAAGAATTTATTGATAAAGCAATAGAAACTTCAGTAAGCAATACTGGATTCAGTAAGTCTAAAGAGGAGAATGAACACAATAAAAATCACCTCAAGAAACTGATACCAGATGATGCCAAGTCTGTAACATACAACGGTATTACTGCCAGCCGAAATAAAAATGGCATAGTGTCTATCAGAATTAAATAGGAGGAACTAATGAAAAGAGAAGAAGCATGGGATAAGATACAATCACTTTGTCCAGGCATAGAACCAAGCGATGATCTTGCATGGCCACATAAAACCAAGAATGGAATTCGTTGGATATTAAGTAACAAAGCTGTTCAAAGAATTGCAGCTCATCATAAAATAATAGTTACTTATGGCGAACCAAAAGAACTAATGGGTAATATATACATTAGAGCTACTGCTAGAAATACTCTAACAGGATTAGAGATAGAAACTTTTGGAGAATCAAATAAAGCTAATACAGTAGCAAGATACCCAATAG